TCTCGCCTGAGGGAGCATCGAAGCTGCGAGGCATCAACAGCCCGTGGGGTGACGCTCTGATTGGGTGCGCGCTCCGTGCGAGCGAGGCTTCCCGCTATGACGTGCCGGCCGAGGCGACCGATCGGCTTGAGTACTCCCTCCGAGCCCAACTCTGGGCCTGGCCCGTCGGCTACAACGCCCCGCTCTACCGCCTCGCCATCGCCGACGAGAACCAGCAGCTCTACGACTCCCTGGGCGACGTCCCCGAAGACGGGATCGTCCGAAAGAAGAACGGCGACCTCCGCACAGACGACTTCTACCTGCCGGCGCTCCTCGCCATGGCAGTCCAGACCGGCATCGAGACATCGGACTTCGAGACCCTCCAGCTCGCCGCCCGCATCGCCCTGAAGCTCACCGGAGACGGGGACCTCATGCGCTACATCGAGCAGCGCGGGGTGGATCACCTTCGGATGACGGCCTACTTGGTGCCGTTGGCGAAGATCGCGCCCCCCGGGCTAATTCAGCAGTTGGGGAAGGAGGGGAAGGTTGCGGAGCCTGTGAAGGTGGGAGGGGAGGTTTGAAGCCCCGCCCCTCCACCCTCCTCGTCTACACCCTCGCCCTAGCTCTGCTGGTCTGGGGGTGGGCGTGAACCCGGTCATAGTCCTGGCCACGGCCTGCCTTAGCGGCCTCGTCGGGTTCGCTCTCGGGGTGACCGCTTCGCGTGGCGCCCAGCGCGAGCGCGAGCGCATCAGGCCCGAGCGGTCTGGCGATCCTCTGATCGACTGGCACCCCCTCGGAGAGGAGGAGGCGTCGGATGGGTGATTTTGGAAAGCTGACCTGGGGCGCGGGGCCCGTCGACCCCAACGACACCATCCGTAGGGCGATGAAGCGTCTGCGCGAGCCGGTCCCGATCGAGCCCGACTACCTGCTCACCAGCGAGCGCAGTCACCGCCGCCTCACCCGCGACGAAGCCCGCGGCTACTGCGCCCCCTGGCCGCCGTGGAGGCCCCCCAAACGTCTCCGATCCGCAAAGGGTCTCATGCGTGCCGGCATGGCCGCGCGGATGGCACGCGAGATCGAGGCGCACCTGCGGCAGCCTGGCGCCGTCCGTCGGCGCGAGCTGGTGGTCTTCGGCTACGACGCATACTGCCAGCGCTCCGCCTCCATCCACGGCCCAGACCCTTCGACCGCCATCGACCCCGAGGGCACGTATCTCGTGGCGGCCCATGCCCGAGCCCGTCGAGGAGGTGAGGTCCAAGAGGCCCGCTCGAGCTTGCGTCCACTCCAGGTCGAGCCCGGCACCCGCCCCACCGAGGAGCAGATCGGGGAGCGCATCCCATTGGTCGCGTTGGACCTTGCCCAGGTCTTCGCCGGCAGCGCGATCCGCCCTGGTGGCTGGGAGTTCTTTCCGACCGAGCCTGAAAGGTCGTTCCAGATCGAGGCTCCAGGCTGGAGGCAGACCGTATGGCGCAGCTGACGGACCTCCCCACTGGCATCCAACTCGGCCTCATCGCCGCCCCCCTCCTCGCGTTCGGCGCCGGCTGGGTCTGGGGGGAACTCTGCGGTTGGCGCGCGTCCTACCGCGCGATCGGCCCCCGCCCGCTGTTCTGGGCCTGCCCGCACTGCGGACACGCCAGACCGCTCTTCAGATGCGACCCCAAGCCTTCGGAGGCTTCCGCCAATGGCGACGCTACGTGAGTTCCTGACCGAATCTGGATTTGACTTCGCGGGTGGTCGCTTGATCGTCAGGCGAGACCGGGCCACCGGCCGGTACATCGAGGGCGATTACCACACACAAGCCGAGGACGGAGTCGAAGTCTCGATGGACGACCCGATTTTGGATGCTGAGTTCGATTCGGGATTTGGGGATGCGGAATGCCCGGCCTACGTCGCCGAGGACTCGAAGGCGCTTCACTTCCCCTACACATACGACGGCGCAACGGGCCCCACGAAGGTTCTGAAGGACCTGTCGCTGTATTTGCTACCCGAGAACAAGACCCCCTATCCCGGAGGCTGACCAGTGAACCGACGCCAACTCCTAACTCGCGCTTTAGGCGCCGTGGACTCGCTCTCGCTGTACGGGCCGGCGGCGGTTGCGCTCAAGCCTCGGCGATCCGCTCCGTTCGCCGGGCGCCGCAGTGACATTGTCCTGATCGACGAGGCCGATCCATGCGCCAGCGCCTCGCTGGAGAGACTGCTTGGCCTGCTGGAGGAATACTCGTCGCAAGACTGGCTGGAGGCTGAGTTCAGGCTCTTTCAGTCCTACCACCAGTGGGCCGCCGGGCAGCCGGAGAGCCAGCTGTGACCGACCCCCAGCCCAGCACCCAGCCGACGCGCCTCCCCGGCGTCCCAGCACCCAAGCAGCTCCTGCGAGGGCGACTGGTCAAGGAGCGGCCGGTGCCTGACTACCGCGCCCTGGCGGCCTTCATGGGCTGGTTCATCAGCCGCGACAGCACCTTCGCCGCCGCGCTCGCTCAGATCAGCCAGGAGCGCAGGCCGTGACCCCCTCCCCTGCCCGCACCTGGATCCCCATCCACCCCCACACCGGGGGAGCGTCGAACCGCGCCCGCAGGCTGGCCGCCCAGCTCGAGGCCCGCGGCGGAGCGCTCTACCGCAAGAACACCTCCACCCCTGGCGCCGCGTGGGCGATCCGCGCGCCTGGGATGATCGACACCGTCGCCCAGACCTTGCGGGAGGTTGAGGGGCTCCTGTTGACCACCAAAAAACCATGCCCGTCGCACACAAGCCCGACGACGAGACCAAGGACGTGGTCCGCGGCCTAGCGCGCTCCGGCGTCCCCCACGTCGAGATCGCCAAGGCCCTGGAGATCACCAAGCCGACGCTCTACAAGCACTACTCCCAGATCCTGAAGCTGGGCGCGAAGTGGGCGGACGCCAAGGTCGTGAACGGCCTGTTTCACAACGCCACGGTCGAGGGCAACGTCACCGCCCAGATATTCTGGCTGAAGGCCCGCTGCGGCTGGCGCGACCGCGACCCGGTCCAGACCCACATCCACGCCGGCGCCGAGTCAGCCGAGGGTAAGACGCTCATGTCCGCGCTCAAGGCCGCCAAGGAGTACAAGCCGGACGAGCAGGACGAGGAGTTCTTGCGGGCCCTGGAGAAGCGCGGCTCGGGAGATCCGGCCCGGAACTGACCCGTGGCGGCGAGAGCCAAGAGGGCCAAGCGGCCCAAGAAGGCCCTGCCCGCGATCGACCTCGAGCGGCTTGCGGAGGACATCCACAAGCCCGGAGAGGCCGGTGCGCGCGCGGCGTGGCGCCTTCAGAAGCTGATCCAACACGACCCGATCTGGGCCGCCAGGCGCCTGTACGGGATCAACCTCTGGGAGAAGCAGCGCGAGGGCCTGCGGATGATCTGGGACCACCCGCGGGTCGGGTGCCAGGCCGGCAACAACGTCGGCAAGTCCTACTTCGCCGCCACCGCGGTCCACATCTGGATGTCCGCGTGGCCGGACGCCAAGGTCGTGACCACGGCGAACACCTGGGCGCAGGTGGAGTCCGTCCTGTGGTCTGAGATCGCGACGCAGCACGCCAACGCGCCCATCCCGATCGGCGGACGGATGCTGAAGACGGAGTTCCAGCCGAACTCCAACATGCCCGGCTGGGTGGCCCTGGGGTTGTCCACGAACCGCTCAGACTCGTTCGTCGGCCGCCACGCGGAGCACCTGCTGGTAATCTTTGACGAGGCTCAGGGTATCGAGGCGTCGTTCTGGGAGGCGGCGGAGACGCTGGCGAGCTCGGCCGGTTGCCGGATCTTGGCGATCGGGAACCCGGTGCGGCGTTCGGGGCAGTTCTACGACGTCTGCCGCGGCAAGGTCCCGGGCTGGAAGTCGCTGCGGATCTCCTGCCTGGACCATCCGAACATCGTGCACGGCCGCGACCCGAAGACCGGGCAACTGCCGATCCCGGCCGCGGTCTCCCCCGAGTACGTCGAGGGAAAGCGTCTGGAGTGGGGCGAGGACTCCCCCACCTGGATCGCCCGCATCGAGGGGCGCTTCCCGCCCGCCTCCGAGCGCGCGCTGGTGCCCGAGGATCTGCTGGATCGCCAGGCCCACGCCATCGTCGAGGGCCTCCCCGGCCGCCGCATGGGCGTCGACGTGGCTCGCCACGGCTCGGACTCGAATGTCGCCGTGCTCCTCATCTACGGCCGCGTGGCCGCCGTGCACCGCTGGCGGGAGCGAGACCTGATGAAGACCGCCGGCTTGGTCGTGCGCCTCATGCAGCGCTGGGAGGTCGCGCCCCGCCTGACCGGGATCGACGTGGGGATGGGGGCCGGCGTGATCGACCGTCTCCGCGAGTTGGGGCACCCCGTCTGCGAGATCGACTTCGGCGGCAAGGGCGGCCTGGGAGCCGAGGGGATGCACGCCCAGCTGGTCGGGGAGGACCGCCGCTTTCTCAATGCCCGGTCCCGGTACTTCTGGACGATCCGGGCGATGCTCGAGGCCAACATGCTCTCGATCCCGCGGCGCTGGGAGAAGCTGTGGCAAGATCTGGGAGCGCTGGAGTACGACTACAACGAAGCAGACGCGCTTTTCGTAACGTCCAAGAAGCAACTCCGCGAGATGCTTGGGCGATCCATTGACGACGCGGACGCTTTGGTGTGCGCTATAGCGGCTGGGCAAGAGGAGCGCGAGCGGGGGCCGCGCTTCGCCTTCCCGGCAGCGTGAGAATCCCCACGCCATGTCTGAGAATCCCCGTCCCTCGCACCAAGGCTTCGCGCTCGTCCCCAAGTGGCGCACGACCATGGTGTACTCGACGGAGGTTCCCGGAGGGGAGGCAAGGGTGATCTTCGCGGAGTGCGACAAGACCGGGTCCTCCCTGGAGGGCTATCTGGAGCGCATCGGCGACGGCAAGTGGGATGGACAGCAGACGTTCATCGCCCCCGATGGTGCCAGGTTCAGCCACGAAGCTGACCTGATCGAGCACCTGCGTCGCCAACGATGACCAGAGCCCTCAGCCGAACGGCGCTGGTCTCCCCCCTGCGGCAGATCCCGTGGATCTACGCGGCGATCCGCAAGCTGTGGAGTGCAGTGGGTGTGGCCCCGCTGAAGTTCCGGGTCGATCAGGACCCCGAGAGCAACGATCTAGCGCCGACGGATCCGCTGGTGCGCCTGTTCGAGCGGCCGTCGCCGACGATGAGCCGCAAGGAGTACCTGACCCAGGTGGTCCAGTTCACCCAGACCACGGGCGAGGCGTTCCACGTCTTCCACGACGCGGAGGGTAGGGTGATTCGGCCGCTGGACGACGGCCTGGACGCCCCGATCCCGATGCCGGCGCAGATCACGGTCCGCCAGGGCGGCGGGCGCCTGGGGCTGCAGTACGAGCGCGGGCTGCCGAAGTCCTGGCGCTTCTCGGACGAGGAGGGCTCCCACGAGATCCCCTTCGCCGCGGGCCTGAACGTCCGAATGCCGTCCGAGGAGGACAGGTACCGGGGCCTGGCGCCGCTGGCGCCCGTGCTGGGCATCGGGGAGGCGATGTTCCTGGCCGAGCTGATGAACCGGAAGCAGGCGAGTCGGGGCGGGCTGTCGGGTCTGGCGATGGTGAACAAGACGCGGACCCGGGACGACGTCTACGAGACCATGCAGGAGATGGCCGACCGGGTGCAGGACTCGCTCGCGGACGGCCGGATCCCGTACATCGAGGGCGAGATCGACTTCAAGAAGCTGGTCGACTCGCACCGGGAGATGGCGTATTCGCGGCTGTCCGAGCTCGGGCGCAAGGATATCTCGGCCGTGTTCGGGGTGCCGGACGCCGTGCTGGGCATGGGGTCGAGCAACTACGCGACCTTCGCCGGCGAGATGCGGGGCATGTGGGAGACCACGGTCCGTGATCTGCAGTGCATGATCGAGGACGCGATCAACTGGCACTTGATCCCGCGGCTGCGAGTCGGGAGCCGAGAGGTGCAGGCCTGGGCGTACTTCGACAACTCGAAGGTGGCGTGGCTCCAGCCGGACTACGAGGAGCTCGGGCGGCAGGCCCGGGGTTTGATGGCGGTCGGCGTCCCGCGGCGCGCGGCGCTCGATCGGGTGGGCCTAGTCGAGGTCGAGGACACGGAGTTCGACGAGATCCCGATGTTGGAGGGAGGCCTGGAGTCCTTCGCCGAGGCGGTCCGCGGCTCTGGCGACGAGTCGGCGCCAGGGCTCTCGCCTGAGCAAGCCGCAGAGTTGCGCGCGATCCTGCTGGACGTGGGCAAGGGCGCGCTGTCGCCCGAGGCTGCCGTGCTGTTGATCGCGTCCGCGCTGCCGATCGAGGAGGCGGACGCCCGCAAGATGGTCGAGGCCATCGAGATCAAGGAGCCCCAGCCGGTGCCGGCGGCGCTACAGAACCAGCCGCCGCCCGTGTCGCCTGGCCCGCCCGAGGAGCCCGACCAGGAGCGCGCCGCGCGCCCGTTCGAGATCCGCCTGTCCCCCCGGCTAGAGACCCGGACCCGCATGGTCTCCCAGACCCCCCAAGCCGAGCGGGACGCGATCTACGAGGAGTTGGAGGCTCGACGCGAGGAGGGCGACTCCAAGATCAGCCGCGCGGTCCGCCAAGTCTGGCGCGAGGCCAAAGAACGCCAGCTCGAGCACCTGCGCGCCTTCGCTGCCGGTGGTGGGTCGCGCCTCCCCCGCCGATCGCTCTACGGCGAGGACCGCGGGATCCGCCTGCTGGGGTCCGAGTTGCGCGACCTCGCCAAGGCGATCCGCGCCGACCGGGAGCAGGGCGAGCAGCTCGTGCCCATCCTCGACTGCTGCGGCCAGGAGATCGCCGCCTGGTGGGCGCCGGTCGAGGAACGGCAGCGCAACTGGTTCGCCGACCACGGCAACCTGGCCAGCCTGCCCGGTGGCCTGCGCCGCTTGGCGGACGTGGCCGTGTTGCGCGAGGCGGACCCGAACCTGTCTGAAGCCGAGATCGAGGCCCTGTTGGTCCTGGGGAGCCCGGAGTGGGCCAAGGAGATCGCGGAGGCCTTGGAGCCGGTGTTCCTCGACGTGCTGGGCGACGCGGTCCGCCGGGCGAACTCGGACCTCTCGATCCCGTACTTGGCCGAGCCGGACGCCGTCTTGCTGCGTCTGGCGCGGGAGAACCGGATCAAGCTGGCCCGCGACATCCAGGGCACCCTGGCGACTCGCGTGCGCTCGGCGATGGTTCGGACCCTGAGTGAGGGGCCGGCGACCGTGACGGGGATCCGGGAGCGCGTGCGCGAGACGCTCGCCGAGCTCGAGGAGACCGTCGAGGACCAGTTCGGCAAGGCCAACGACCGGGCGCTGACCATCGCGCGGACCGAGACGGCCTACCTGGACAACGCCGCAGAGTTCCGCACCAGCGAGCTAGGCCGCGACGCCGGCGAGTTCCTGACGCACGAGTGGCTCGCAGCCTCCCGCAACTCGCCTCCCACCGGCCGCACCCGCCCGACCCACGTTGAGGTGGATCGGACAGTCCAGTTCATCGGCCAGGCGTTCCGCGTCGGCAAACACCTCCTGCTCCACCCGGGCGACAAGCAGGTCGACGCCCCCGAGGAGACCATCAACTGCCGCTGTGCGCTGCGCCGCCGCCGGCTCCAGACCGACCTCGACGAGGGTCTGATCGACCAAGCCACCTTCGACCGCCTCCAGAACGGGGCCGCCTGATCCCATGACTGACCTCGACCTCAACCTCCTCGACGCTGTCCGCCTGGGCGTGGCCAGCCCTCACGAGATGCGCCAGGCCGCGGACGTTGTCCGCACCTTCAAGTCCCAGGGCAACATGCTCCTGCGGGGCTCGGCAAGCCCGAAGCCGGTCATCGAGCGCGCCGCGATCAACCGCGAGGCCCGCTCGATCACCTACGCCGGGTCCGTCGAGATCGTCGACCGGATGGGCGACCTGATCCTCCAGCGCGGCTGGGAGACCGACAACTGGAGCGAGCACGGCGGAGTCTTCCTGTGGATCCACGACCACGGCGACATCATTGGCCAGGGCATCCAGACCGGCCTGGGTCAGGCGACCTACCGCGGCGCCCAGTACCCCGCGCAGCTCTTCGAGATCGGCTACCTGTCCGAGGACCTGAACCCCGCCTCCGAGGTCGTCTGGCGCCTCGCGTCGGGCCAGGGCACCCCCACCGGCCGCCCGCTACTCAAGGGCGTCTCCGTGGGCTTCCGCGGGCTGGACATGCGGGCCTTCGACTCCGACGAGCGCGAGAAGTACGGTCTGCCGGACGACCACTGGGGGCTCGTGTTCGAGCGCCAGGACCTGCTCGAGCTGTCCCAGGCGCCGGTCCCGGCGAACCAGGGCGCGTTCACCCTCAGCGACACAAAGGCGGACCGCAAGTTCGCCGCGCAGGTGGACGAGGCGTTGGGGCACATGGTCAGCGAAGGCCAGATCAGCGCGAGCCTCGAGCGCCTCTTCCGCGAGCGCTACCAGGTGAGCCCCGGCGAGGCCGCGAAGAAGGCCGCCGAGCGCGCCAAGTCGTTCACCGATCTAGGGTCGTGGGAGTGGCCGAAGGCTGCGGCGCAAGCCGTTACCGAGGAGCGCGGGGCTCAGATTCCCGAAAAGGCTACCGACGACACGGAAAAGTTCGGCGAAGCGGACGACGTTACGCCCGCAACAGAGAGGGCGGAGAGTGTTGGGCAGCGCGGGAAAGGTGGTGAGATCGAAACGCTTGACGGGCTCTTGGACGTGGTCCGCGAGTTGACGCCCGATGGGGTCTCTTCGCTTCGCCGTCTTAGCGTAACGCTCGAACGCGCGCGGATGATGGTGGATCGCGCGCTGGATGACTTCGAGGCCGCGCAACGCGCTTGCAGCGGTGGATCGAATAGCGACAGCATGGTTGGCGAACGTGCTACCAACACGGACGTGGCCGAGCTGTTGCAACGAGTCGAGCGACTCGAGCAGCGAGGTCAAACCGAACTGGAAGCCACGCCTGCAGTCGAGAGAGGGGCGGAGCAGGCGATCGACTTCACCGATCTACTCGACCGCTACCGACCCAATGCCGCCGGAAACCAACACGCCGGAGCAGCACGATGAGCTGCTGAAGGGCATCGACGGGCTGCTCTCCAAGCGAGACGCAACCCTCGTGTCCGATCTCGACACCAAGCTGGCCCAGGCCAAGACGGACGCTCGCCAAGAGGTCGCGCGCCTGGCCGAAGAGCACAAGGCGAGCCTGACCGACCTGGAGAAGATGCTCCAGGCGTCCTCGCTGGACCTGACCGACGAGCAGGCCGCCAAGGTCAAGGAGATCGTCGCGGAGCGCATCCAGGCGATCCGCACCCAGGCCAAGGAGTCCTCGGGCTCCGACAAGGAGGAGACCGCCGACAAGGCGCTCGACTTCAACTTCGCCCGAGCCGCTGAAGGCTCGATGGTCGACTGGAAGGGCACCGCCAAGCAACTGCCCGAGTACAAGGCGACCATGGAGGCCACCGAGAAGGCCGTCCAAGCTGATGTCGACGTGCAGGGCGGCTTCGCGGTCCCGGCGGCCTACATGGCCAACCGCCTGATCCCGGCCCTGGAGGCGCGCACCGTTTCGCTTCAGCTGGGCGCCACGGTGATCGACTCCCTGGACGGCGCTCCGGGCGAGATCCCGCGCATCACCAACGTCCCCGACGCGGAGTGGGTCGGCGAGGTCCAGGAGTCCAGCGACACGGACGTCAAGTTCGGGATGCTGCGCCTGAACCCGCACGGCCTGGTGAGCTACATCCCGGTCTCGCGGCGCTTTCTGCGTATGTCGGCCCTGTCCAGCGGCCAGAGCCTGATCGAGCAGCACATGGCGCGCGCGCTGTCGCGCAAGGCCGACCTGGCCGCCCTGAAGGGTGACGGCGCCAGCGGTCAGCCCCGCGGCATGTACAACACCACCGGCATCGGCGAGGTGGACTGGAACTCGGCGGACTTCGCCGGCGCCGACCAGAACGTCAGCGACCTGGCTGACCAGATGATCGGCAAGCTCGAGGACAACGACGCCTACGGCGGCCGCCTGGGCTGGGCCATGTCTCCGGCGGTGCGTCGCAAGCTGCGAACCACCAAGGACGCTGACGGCCGTCCGCTGTTCTTCTCCACGATGGGGATGCGCGACGCCGCGGGCGGCAACCGCACCGTCGGCGCCATCGCCGGGGAGTTCTACGACTTCCCCTACGCCACCACCACGCAGCTGGCTGGCGGCGACCCGGGCGACCTGATCCTCGCCGACTGGGAGACCCTGATCTTCGGCTACTTCGAGCAGCTCGTCTTCGACGTCTCGGAACACGTCCTCTTCAAGAAGCGCCAGCTCGCCCTGCGCGCCTACATGGAGGTGGACATGGGTGTCCAGCACCCCGAGGCCATCGCCATCGCCAACAACCTCGACGCCACGGGGGTCTGATCTCATGCGACTGAACTTCGAGCAACTCGGCCAGGTCGTTGGCCACATCGACGCGGGAACCATGTCGGACACGGACACGCTCCTGTCCGCCGGGGTCGACCGCAACGACTACACGCAGATCGTCCTAGTGCTGGATCTCGGCGCCATGGGCGGCGCGCTGAACTGCCAGCTGTTGACCAGCGCCACGAACAGCGGCTACGCGGCGGCTTCGCCGAGCACAGAGATCGTGATCCCCGACACCGGGGACAACTCGACCTACGTCGTGCGCTGGGACCTGAAAAACGCCACCCAGCTCAACAAGTTCGTGCAGGTCGAGATCGAGGCCGACGGCGGCTCGGTCGTGGTCGCGGGAGCGATGGTGTTCCTGTTCGGTCCGGGCGACACCAACGACATCCCGGCCGCGAACGCGACCTACGTCTACAACGGCAACGAGGCCGCGGCCTCCTGAACTGAGGGTCCCCTCCCCCTCACCCCGGGGGGGCTGTCTAACGCGAGTGGGCAGTCCCCCCACCCTTCACGCCGCCTAGCGCTCCATGCACCGTTCGATCGAGACCGTCTGCCAGCTGGCCGAGATCCTGCCTTCCGCCGTGGCCGACTCGGGCCAGTCCGCCGGCATCGACCTGCGGGGCTACGAGGGCTGCATCATCGGCATCTCGATCCTTGGCGGAGGCGGCGGCACGGTCCGACTGCAGACCGCCGCCCCGAACGGGAGCCAGGTTCCGAGCGGCGGCGACTACGCCAACGAGGGCGCGACGCTCGTCGTGCCCGCGGGGAACGGCAGCTACCGGATTAAGGTGACCACGGCGAACCTATCCAAGCCGTTCCTGCGGTTCATCTGGAACGTCTCCAGCAGTCCTGGCGTGACCTCCTGGGCGGTCCGCGCTTTGGCCTCGGGGCCTGCTGGCAACCTGAACGAGGCCTTCGACCTGGAACTCTAAGGGGAGGACCCACATGCCGGCGAAGACTGGCACCACCCGATCCCGCACCTCGAAGGCCCGGAGCAAGAAAGCTCCCGCGGCTGAGGTGCTCGAAGTGCGCCCCACGCGCGCGATCTCCTGGCCCGACGAGACCTTCCGGGGTCGAGGCGCGCGGCGCGAGATCACCGGCTACGACAAGGCCGGGAAGGCGATCTACGGCATGTCGGAGCCCTACCGGGTGCTTTCGACGGACCCGTTCATCGACGGCCAGCGGCACAACCTGCAGCCAGCCCCCGAGGGGTCGGAAGCGGTTCCTACGACCGAGTGGCCGCGCAAGTGGGCCAAGCGCGCGACCGAGCTCGGTGGCGCGATCATGGACAAGCGCTCCCGTCGCGAGATCGGCACGGACGCGCTCGTGCAAGACGTCGACGACAGCCAGATCCCCGAGCCCGACCTGGGCGACGATCTGGACGCGGACCTCGAGGCCCTCGGCTGAGGGCCTGACCCGTGGCGTCTCTGATCACCTGGGACTTCTACCGGACGTGGGTCGGCACTGCCGATCTGCCGTCCGGTGCGTCCGACGTGCAGGAGACGTTCGACCTCCTGAACCCCCAGGTGGGCTCGATGATCGAGAACTACCTGGGCCGCCGGGTGATCCAGGGCACCGTCACCGAGCAGAAGCGGACCCAGCCGGACCGCGAGATCTACCACCTCCGCAACTTCCCGGTGCAGTCGGTCACGTCCGTCGAGTACGACCCCGAGGCGCGCTTCGAGTCGGGCTCCGATTACACCGTGGCGACCGACGCCTACGCGGTGGATCTGACCACCGGGCGGCTCTGGCTGGACATCATGGTCGACCGGACGCCGTTCGGCCTGCGGGTGGTCTACGAGGGCGGGATGGTCGCGGACGTGGCGACCCTCGAGACCCCGTCTAACGAGTACCACCCGATCGCGGTGGCCGCGGCCCAGCAGATCAACCACCTGTACGACCGCCGGGACTACCAGGGCGCGGAGAGCGTCAGCATGGGCCGAGCGAACGCCAGCTACGGCGGGGAGGCTCAGCTGCTCGAGGTGGTCCAGCAGACCCTGGCGCCCTTCAGGGCAGCGAGGGCGGGGTGACGCAGCGGTTCGAGTTCGTCGTCCGGGATGGTCCGCGGACCGCGCAGGAGATCTTTGCGCGGGGCCGGGCGCTGCGCGGCAGTGTGGAGCGTGCGTTCCGGGCGATCGGCGCCGAGTTCGTGGGACGTGCACAGGGCCGCATCGACGGCGAGTGGAATCCGGCTCTCAACAAGCGCCGGACGACCCTGGTCAACCGGTCGGGAGCCCTGCGCCGGCGAGGACTTCGGGTGCAGACCGTCGGAGGCCAGCGCCTGCGGGACGTGGCGCTCCGCGTCTACATCACGCTCCCCTACGGCGTCACCCAGGAGTTCGGCGGCACCATCCGGCCGAAGCGGGCCAAGTACCTGACGATCCCGACGCCGGCCGCGCTGGACCCCTCCGGCATCCTCAAGAAGACCGCGCGCGAGTACCGCGCTGAAGGCGGGACATTCGTGTTTAACACGCCCAAGCGCCGCGAGAAGGGGCTGGGAGGGCTGATCGCGCGTCGGGTCGGCAAGAAGGGTAAGTTGGAGGTGCTGTTCGTCCTGGCGAAGCAGGTCAACGTCCCGGCCCGCTGGGGTCTGCGGAAAGATTGGCGCTCGTCGGACATGCTTAAGGTCCGCGGCCAGGAGATGACCTCGGCCATCCGACGCGTGCTCAACGCCCAGGGGGCCGCCTGATGGTCGCCTGGATCGAGACTGCCGGCACCCTGCGAGTCGGCTCCATGGGCTACCCCGTTCGCCGCGTGCGGACGCTGGACGGCATCTCCGAGCCCGCCACCTCGGGGCTCGCGGTCGGCAAAACCACCGAGCAGATCCCGCGCGAGTCCTGGGAGGTCGAGTTGGAGCTTCGCTCCGGCGCTGAACTGTCCGTGCTCCGCGGTGACGTACAGACCGCCCGAGGCGGCGCGCTCCCCCTGTTCTGGACGGACGACGAGGGCCAGATCCGCGAGGTCTACCTGACCGCGCCGGTGGAGTCTCTGATCCGCCGAGGGCGCATCGTGTCGCGCCTGGCGCTTGAGGAGGTCGTCTAGCCATGGTCCTCATCTCCCCGACCCGCCAGGGTTTCTATGACCCCGGAGGCGACACCAGCGAGCGGTCGGCCTACTACGCCTTCTATCGGACCGACATCACCTTCGACGCCCCCGGGCGCCCGTGGGTGCTGAACCTGGAGGGTGGTGCCTGGGCGCCGGACTCCGGGCTGCCGTTCGACACCTTCGACACGGACGGCCGGCCGATCCTGGCGAAGCTCTACTACCGGGGCTTCGGGATCCTCTCGATCGGGCGCACGGTGACGGACGTGGCCTTGGACGGCAACGGGGCCTTCGATCCGACAACTTGGACGACGCCCCCCACTGGAGGCGTGCGGCTGGACTCGACGCCGGCGAACCTGGGCAAGCGGAGCTCGGAGAAGGACGTGGTGAACTTCATCCAGTTCCTGCGCTTCAACGGCATCGGCGACCTGGACCGCAGCGACGCGGCCAACGGGATCTGGGGCCGCTCGATGGGCTCCCAGGACGGCAGCTTCGTGGGGATCGGACCGGACCGCCGGACGGGCTCGGGGTCGGACCGCTTCAACACGAACACCCGCCTGGGCTGGATGATCAACCAGTCCACGATCGCCACCTGGAAGGGCTACGTCGACGCCCAGAACACCGGCGGCCACCTGACCGACGGCGCGGGAGGGAATGCCAACACCGTCGGCGAAGCCAAGGCCGCCCCCGGTGGCGCCGAGACGATCCGGCAGGCCAGCTCGCTGTGGTACGCCTTCGCCAACGAGGGCACCCGGCTACGGAACGCCACGATGCCGGTCTGGATCCAGTCCGGCGCGGAGGCGCTCCAGTACGCGGGCCCCTACGACTTCGACAGCTACGACGGAGTCGTCTCCAACACGCACCCCCCCGAGAACGTCGAGGCGCTGCGAGAGGCGTTCCTGGCGCTGGACACGGAGTTCGGCTCGACCTTCCAGGCTGAGAACTCCCGCTTCGTCCGCGACTACAAGGGCACCGACGAGGCCCTCGGCGAGGAGCAGTACCAGTGGGTCTTGCAGGTCTCCGGGGTCGGCGAGCTTCCGACGCGCGAGGAGGCGACCATCCAGGCTCTGGTCTCGCAGCTCGAGGGGATCACGACCGACGGCGGCTTCCGCACCGAGGTCGCTGAGGTCCGGCGGGTCTCCGAGCTCGCGACCGAGATCCGCACGCCTGGCATCGCCGTCATCGAGGTCGGCTCGAGCTACCAGGACGGCGCCGAGAACAACGCCAACCGGATCACCATGCAGGTGGTTCTGGAGCTAACTGTCGGCAAGTACGCCGACCTGGAGAAGTCCGTCTCCAACTTCGTGGGTGACGTGCGGAAGGCGATCTACGCCGACCGGACGCTGGGAGGGAAGGCCCTGGACGTGAGGTTCGGCAGCTCTGATCGCTGGCTGAACTCTGAGCGCGGCCCGAGGGGCGGCGCGAATCTGACCCTGTCCATCGAGATCTTCGATTCGGCGGACGACCCCTACCTCGAGCCCTACTGCTGAACCCATGGCACTGCTCTCCAGAAACCGACAACTACTGTTCGCGCCGGAGCCGGTCTTCGGCACGGCGGCCTCGCTGATCTCGGGGAGCTCCCTGGCGGCTGGGGCGAAAGCGCTTCGCATCCTCAACCCCGAGGTCCAGTTCGACTTCGAGAAGATCGAGGACGAGGCGGCCTCCCCCAGCGCGGGTCGCCTGCCGTACCGAGCCGGCGTCCGCCAGGGCACCGTCACCTTCGGGATCGAGCTGTCGGGGCCCAAGTCCGGCACGCTGACCGAGGCACCCGCCTGGGCCGAGCTACTCGAGGCCTGCGGGATGCGCGCGGTGGCCGCCAAGAAGGTGACCATCGACGCCTTCGACACGGGCACCGTGTTCAAGCAGGGGCGGACCTTCGCGGCTGACGGCTCCAACGGAGTCGGTCGGGTCTTGAAGACGCTCTACAGCGCCCAGGGAGACGACACGCTGATCTACGAGGATCTGGGCACCGACGTCGACTCCGGCGACACCACGCTCACTTTGAGCGATCCGGGGGGCGAGTTCGACGGCAACATTGTCGACATCACGAGTCAGACCCCGGCGAACGCGGGGTTCGCGTTCGTGCCCACCACTCTGCCGGGCTACACGCTGACCCTCAGCGTCGGCGTCTCCCAGGACTTCAACGAGGGTGACATCGTCACCGGCGGCACGTCGGGGGCTGTGGGCCGTGTGGCCCAGACCAGCCTGTCGGGCGCGACCAAGCTGGTGGTGACCTTCCTGGGCGCCGTCCAGGCCTTCTCCGCGGGCGAGACGATCACTCGCGTCGGCGGAGGCACCGCCACGATGGGCACGCAGACGGCGACCTACGGCCAGTCGCTGACGATCGGCCTGGTCGAGAGCGAGCGCTTCAAGGTGCTCCGGGGCTGCCGCGGGACGTGCCAGTTCGATCTGACCAACGCCCGTGCGCCGCGAATCAACTTCACCTTCCGCGGGGTCTACGACTCGGTCACCGACCAAGGCTCGCTCGCGGTCAGCCCCGACGGCGGCGCAACCCCGCCGCGCTTCGTGGGCGCCACGATCTGGGCGGGAACCGACGGCGCGTTCTGCCCGCAATTCCAGCAGCTCACCGTCGACCTCAACGCCAACCCCGCGATGATCGCGGATCCGAAGTCGAGCGAGGGCATCCTCGGCGCCTACGCGGCCCGACGCGACATCAGCGGCCAGATCAACCCGCTCGCGCGCCTGGAGCAGAGCTTCGCGACCTACGCCAAGGCCGCGGCCGCGACCGACTTCCCGCTGCAAGTCGCCTGGGGCACCGAGGGCTCGGGCAACGCCTTCGCCTTCCAAGCGGACCGGACGACCTTCCGCAGCGCTAACGCAGGCGACCGAGACGGCCTGATGACCGACGAGTTGCCGCTCGACTTCTTCGAGTACGCAGGGAACGACGAGTTCGTGTTCCTGACCCTGTGACGCCACTGGGGGAGGTGTCTGGCCGGCGCCTCCCCCATCCACTCCCCGCTCCACCCATCCCGCCATGCGAGCCATCCAGCGAAGCGAGCGCGTCCTAATCCACCCGGACGACGCCGACCTCCCCGCCGACCAGCAGACCCGGTTCTACCTCGCTCCTCCGACGCCTAAGCTCCAGGCCCTGGTGGCCGACGCCGCGAAGATCGAGCGCACCTCCGAGGGCGTGGTCATCCACCATCGCTCAGCTCAGGCGGGCCTCGAGTACCTCCTAGGCTGCCTGGTCAAGGTGGAGAACCTGCTCGACATGGCCGGCCAGCCAATCGAGGTGCCGCGCGCTCAGCACCCCCTCCTTGCCGAGGGCTGCCTGCGGGTCACCGAGGCGGGCCTGGCGTCGGTTCCCGAGAACGTCGTCGGCTGGCTGATCCAGAAGGTCCGCGAGGAAACCGAAGTCAAGGAGGCCGAGCGGGGGGAGTCCTAGTCGCAGCCCACATCCACGGGAACCCGGAGTTGGAGCCCGACTGCTTGGTCTGCACGGACCCGGCAGCTGCGGATCAGCGAAGGGCCTGGGGTTGCGACAGCGATGCTCCCTGCGAGGTCTTCGTCACCACCTGTCCACGATGCGACGGCCGACGCTATTTGACCCCCGAGCAGCCCTGCGAGCTGTGCACGCCCGAGGAGGGCGGCGAGCCTACGGGGGAGGTCCCGTCGTACAGGTGCCCCACCGCGAGGCTCTCCCCGCTCGGAGCCTGCTTGGCGCGCGAGTTCTCGGAGGCGTACGACAGCGGCCGGCTTCCGAACGGCGGCGGCTTCATGGATCAGCCGCTGCGCTGGGACCTGCTGTTCCGCATCTACAGCGGGGAGCGGGGGCGGTTGCAACGCGCTCTGATGGAGAGGGCCAAGGAGAAGCGCGGTGGTAGTCGCTGACGAACGCTTTCTGATCGAGCTGAAAGCCACCGGCAACGCCGAGGAGGCCTTCGAGAACCTGGGCAAGGAGGTTCGGGACACGGCTCGCCGGATCGACACCGAGAGCCGCAAGGCTGGCCGGGACTACGACCGCTTCACCGACAAGGCGGTCCGGGACTCGAATCGGCTCGAGCGATCCGTCAAGGGCGTGGGGTTCGCCCTGACCGGCCTGGGGGTTGCTGCCGCCGGGCTTGGCGCGGCCTACGCAGTCGTCAGCCAAGCGATCGACCTCTCCGCCCTGGCCTCCGAGGCCGAGGAGACCCAGAGCAAGTTCGACGCCCTGTTCGACGGGCTCGAGGAGCGCGCCAACGGCCTGGCTCTGGGCCTCGCCGAGAGCCTGGGCCGCGCGCCGACCGACATCCAAGACGCCATCGCGGGCTTCCAGGCGCTACTGACGCCGATGGGGCTGGTGAACGAGGAGGGGTTGGAGATCTCGTCCACGCTGACCCGCCTGGGCCTGGACCTCAGCTCGTTCTTCAACACGGCCGAGGACGATGCGTTCTTGGCCCTGCGGTCCGCGTTGATCGGTGAGACTGAGCCACTGCGCCGGTACGGCGTGAACCTGCTGGACGTGCGGGTCCGCCAGGAGGCGGTGCGCTTGGGGTTGGCTGAGACCAGCGCCGCGGCCGACGACCAAGCGCGCGTGCTGGCCCGCCTGTCGCTGATCCTGGGGGACACGGACAAAGCCCAGGGCGACCTAATCCGAACCCAGGACAGCTTCGCGAACAGCTTGCGGGGGCTGCGGAGCCAGCTGCGGGGGGCGCAGATCGAGGCGGGTCAGCGGATCAACGAGGCGGTGCTGCAGGGCATCGAGGACGCGGGCGGCGTGGAGCGCATCACCCAGTTGTTCGAGGTGGGATTCGAGACCATCGCTGATCTGACGAGGGTCGGAATCTCTGGGCTGGTCGAGTTTGCGTCGACTGGCCTTGAGGTTGTGGACCGGCTTGGTGGACCAGAAGGGGTCGCCCGGGTCGTGGCAGGGACCGCAGACCTTGCTATCGCCCAGATCCGGTTCTTTGGAGCTGAAGCTCGCGAGCAGATCGAGCCACTTGTTCAGTTCCTAGATGACGCGGGGGTGCTTGCGGAGACAGCCTTCGGGCGTAGCCCAGGCGAGTTGATCAAGGATCAATTCAGTCTCGAAGGCCCGTCTCTTCAGGAGCAAGTCGAGCAAGCAAGGGAGCTTCAGGAGCGAATCGCTGCCCAAGAAGACGTCCTTCGTGGCCTGGCTGTCCGGCAAGCCAACCTTTTCCGAGAGAACGGTGGCCAGGTCAGCCAGGCTGCCACGGCGCTTCAGCTGGACTACCGCCAGGCATTTCAAGGCCTCGAGAACGCTCAACGGCTGTTCGATGGACTGCCCGATGTCGTTCTAGATCTAGTTGCCGCTCAAGATGGCCTAGCGCAGTCCCTCGCGCCGCTTGGAGAGCAAGCAGCAGAGGGGATCGTGGAAGGCGCGGAGAACGCTCTTGCCGCCACAGACTTCTCGCGCATCGCCGAGGGTCTAGGCTCAGGCCTGTTCGGCCGACAGTCGGAAGTGATCGCGGGGCAGGGCGGTGAACGCGCGGGCCAGGCCTACGCCGAAGGCATCGCCCGGTACCTCAACGCGATCGGGCCCGAGGTGTTCGCGGCGGGGCAGAACGCCAACTTCCTGGAGGAGCAGCTGGCGCTGCAACTCGAGATCGCCGAGCTGACCAACGACCAGCAGTTCATCTTGGACGCTGAGATCCAAGGGCGCCTGGATCGGGTCGACGCGATGCTGCACGAGAACGCGATCCTTGACGATCAGGCCGAGAAGCTCCGTGAGTTGATCCAGCAGTACGGATCGCTTCGTAACGCGCAGGAGGGAGTCGGCGGAGAGTTGACGCAGTTCGGCGACAGCTTGGACCGAATCTCCACCAACGCCCTTGCCGGCTTCATCCAAGGCGGCGAGCAGGCGACTCGGGCTGCCGAGCAGTTCCAGCGGGCCTTACAGAACCTCCTCGCCGAGCGAGCGGCTGAGTTCATCTTCGACCTGATCCTCCCAGGCGGGTTCGGAAGCATCTTTGGCTTCGCAGGCGGCGGCGTCGTCCAAGGCCCCTCGACCGCACTCGGTGCCCTCCCCCTGAACTTCTACGCCGGCGGCGGCATCGTGGACTCCCCCCAGCTATTCGTGGCTGGCGAGGGGCAGTCCGCGGAGGCCATCGTGCCCATGCCGAACGGTGCGGTCCCGGTGCAGTTCACCAACGGCGGCGGGGGCGGCGGAGGCAACACGGTCGTCGTGAACCTCAACGTCTCGGCGCTCGACGGTCAGGACGCCGCGCGGGTGCTCCAGGGCCAACTCGGCACCATCCAGGCGGCCGTCATCGAGGGCCTGCAAGGCGGCAACCGCGGCCTCATCGAGTCCGTCCGGGGGGTCAACGCATGAGCCTCCCCCAGGACCGCACCTTCGACGACCCGACCAACGCGGCCGTCTGGGGCCCCTACCAGCAGCTCTACCCCGGCGCCCGTTTCGGCACCGGTGCGGACGACGCGCGCCTCCCCCGAGAGGGTCGGATCTGCAAGCTGCCCGACGGGATCGGCGGCAAGGGCGTGGTCTTCGACAGCCGGGACAGCTCGGCGACCGTGGCGGCCTGCTTCCCCCGTCTGGATGCTTCCCTGTCGGACGCCCAGGTCTCCGCGTGGATGCGGTTCCAGCGGATCCAGGGCGAGGCGAGCTCCAAGCAGTTCAACCGTTGCGGCGTGTTCGCGCGCGGGGATGCGGCGGGGATCGTGGGCGCGGAGTCGCCGGACCCCTACGTGGCGCTCACCAACGTCGACGCCTACGCCTTCGCTCTGGAGCCCCAGAGCCAGCCGGGGACGTTCAAGTGGAAGCTGGAGCGGTGGGACGCCGCCGGCAGCGTGGTCGACCTGGCCGAGACCGCGGTGATGCGGCAGTACCAGCAGACGCTCCACAAGCCGATGGGGATGCGCCTGCAATTCTCGAACGACACCGGCAGCGCGGTCACGATCAAGGCCCAGGTGAAGGACACGGCGTACCTGGAGCCCGTCGAGGCCCAGGACGGCGGAGGTCCTGGCAACCCCGGCAACAGCCCGCTCGGGGTCAACAGCGCGTTCCTCAAGGACTACTCGACGCTGGCGGCCCTGTACCGGGCCAACCTGATGCACGGGGCGCGCGAGTGGGTCACACAGGACATTGGCGTCAACGACCTGGTCGAGAAGGGGCACCCCAAGGACCTGAAGGCCAACGGGCTGCCGAACTCGATCCCGACGGTGGCGACCACGCTAGGGACGGTGCTGTTCCGGGACGTGCTGACCGCCGGGGTGGACTCGACCCCGCTCCCGACCTACCGGGCCGGCCGCTACGTGGTCGAGTGGAAGGGCGGCCTGGTCGAACTGGACACTTCTGGCACGTACGACGTGAGCCAGACGTTCGGGGTTTCGACGCTGCCCGACGGCGGGCGACGACTCGAATTCGACGTGCCGACGCCGTCGAGTGCCGGCATCTACCTGCGGATCACGACCGTCGACGCGGGGGGCATGGACTACCTACGTGTCTTCTACAAGGACGACGAGCCGACCCTGGCGACGGAGCCCTGGGACACGGACGCGCTCAAGGACTTCACCGAGTACTTCAGCTGCTTCCGGTTCATGGACTTCCTGGAGGCCAACCGGAACGAGCAGGAGACTGAGGCGGATCTGCTGCCGGACGACTACCTGTTCTGGTCGGGCGACAACGGAATGCCCTTCTTCTGGCAGATCGAGTTGGCCAACAAGATGCAGGTCAACCCGTGGTTCAACCTGCCGGTGAAGCTCAACTCGGCGGGGCGCCAAGCGGTGCTCACCCAGATCCGTGACGGGGTGGACCCGGGGCTCGAGATCTACCTGGAGCGCGGCAACGAGCAGTGGCTGGGCCAGCACTTCGCGGTCCCAGTCTCGGGCCAGCCGGACGCCTACTTCCCCGGCACCAGCCTGGTCCCCGGGCCTTTCTCGTTCGAGTTCGCCAACGACGTCAGCCCGCACCCCACCGAGGCGGGCGCGGTGCAGCTGGGCCCCGGCGCGCTGGATCCGAACCCCTACACGGCGGCCTACATCGGCATGGGCATCCTGGCCCAGCAGATGTTCGACGACGTCAACGTGGTCTTCCAGGGGCAGCTGGACCGCGTGGTCCGGGTCGCCGGCTCGCAGTTCGCCAACGCCTTCGTCTCGGAGAAGGTGCTGGAGAACGCGCCGGACGCCGACGCCCTGGCGGTGGCTTTCTACGTCCCCGGGACCCCCGGGAGCACGAACTACGCGCCGTCGATCGCGGACATCTTCACCACGCTGCGGTCGGAGTTCCCCACCGTCCGCTCGCGGATTCAGGCCCAGAAGGCGGAGGCGGACTCCAAGGGGGTGCGCCTGGTCGCCTACGAGTGGGGCCAGCAGCTGATCTGCTCGCCGGCCGACCTCGTCAAGATGATGCAGGTCCAGGCTGACCCGCTGATGGAGGGCTTCATCGAGGACCTCTACCAGATTTGGCTGGAGGAGAACGGGACCGAGCTCGCGGTCTTCTTCCACAGCCACCAGAAGGGCACGACCGACGGCCAGTACGGCTTTCGCCGCTACCCCGGGCAGCCGCAGTCCGAGTGCCCCAAGGCGCGCGCGCTGGCGAGTATCGCCGAGGACCAGTCCAACGTGGGCTCCTCCGAGGCGGTGGCTCTGGCGGTCGACGCCGAGGCCTCGATCTCCAAGGACGTGGGCTTCAAGGGTCAGAAGCTCGTCACCCCCAAGGTCTGGAAGACCGTCATGGAGATCACGGTCTCCGGCGCGGACTACGTCGCCGGCGGGGACGCCTTCGGGATCTTCGGCGACGTGGCGCAGACCCAGGCGATCACTGGCGGGCTGGACAAGATCTGGGCCGCGGCGTGCTCGCGGCTGTTGGTCGAGCGCAACAACGATCCGTCCACCATCTACTTCGACGACCGCTTCGGGGGCCGCGTGGACTCCCTGTGCGGCCGGCGGACGCTGGACGGCCTGGGGAGCTGCTTCGACTACGGGAGCGAGTTCTCCGGCGACCTGGCGGGCTACGGGCTGGCCCTCGCGTCGAACCCTTACCAGCTGGGCTACTCGAGCCTCGAGGGCGGCTACGTCACGGCGAGCTCGAACGCTCGAGGCTGGGAGATCTACCAGCGCTTGGCGGACAGCCCGAAGTCTCAGCACCGGCTGGCCTCGGTCAAGATCACCGGGGGCTCGAGCGGCGCGGCCGTGGGGCTCGTGCAGCGCGTATCCGTGGATACCGCGGCGGCCGGCGCCGAAGTCCCGATCAGCGGCTACCAGTTCCTGGTGGTCTACAACGGCACCACGGCGGAGGCCCAGCTGCGGCGGGTCAACGCCAACGGGGACGAGTTCACCCTGGCCACGGCGACGGGTCTGGGGCTCTCGATCGGGACCGCGTTCACGATGGAGCTCGACGTATTCGACGCCTTCTCCACCGGCGAGGACGGCCCCGTGGCCCTGATAGCCAAGATCGACGGGTCCGAGCCCACCTGGGTCATCGAGGCCGCCGTGGCCAACCAAGTGCAGGCCTACACCGACGGCAACGGAGACGACGGGATCCTGGACTTCGGCAGCTTCCGCCTGACCTCCGGGCCTCGAGAGGGGCTGTTCGCGCGCCCGGTGCCCGGCTCCCCCAGCACGGTGGCGCTGCTGTCCTACACCCAGGGCGTGCTCCAGACCGGCGGAGGCCCGCCCCCGTCCGAGTCCGTGCCCTCGATCGCCTGGGAGGACGCCACCGCGGGCGCATCGGGGACGCTGACCGTCCCGGTTTCCTTCGAGGTCAAGTACAGCGACGGCCTGCCGCTGCTCCAGGCCCGGATGACCAGCGGGCGCCGGAGGGCCAGCGCCATCCAGCCCGTGGCGCCCCAGCGCTTCGCGTTCGCCGGCGTCGCCAGCCAGTCCGAGAAGGATGCGCTGGAGACCTTCTTCGACGAGCACGGTACGCAGGTCCCGTTCTCCTGGGATCCGACGGAGATCGCCGAGGGCTTTGAGACCGGCACCTACCGGCTCGTCCGGGGCTCCTGGCGGTTCGAGCGGCTCCGCAGCCGCGGCGCTGAGGCCTTCTACCGTGTGGAGTTCTCGCTGATGGAGGCGCTGACCGATGGCGCTTGATCTCGGCACGGCCGTCGAGCAGGCCAACCGGCTGGCCCAGGGCGACCCCTGGGGCTGGCTGATCTACCTGGAGTCCACCAACCCGGACAGCGGCGCCAAGGAGGCGCTCCGGCTCACCACGTTCAACCAGGCGGTGACCTTCGGGTCCGATGAGGTCTTGGGCGCGCTCACCTGGAGCCCGGCTCCGATCACCGTGGGGACCGTCCGGGACCAGTCCGACGGGTCGCTACCCAAGGTCCAGATCACCGTGGCCAACGTCCGGTCCGAGCTGATGGGCCTGCTGTTCGACCGCGAGTGGCTCGAGGGCGAGCGCGCCGAGCTAATCCTGGTCAACCTGGCGACCATCGACGACCCCGAAGCCGCCCTGCGGCTGCCCACCGAGATCGACGAGGTCGCCGCCGACGAGCGCGTGGTCTCGGTCACCCTCTCCTCGGACCAACTCTACGAGGTCACCGCCCCCCTGGTGGACGTGACCGAGGACGGCTGCCGCCACGCCTACGGCGGCGAGGTCTGCCAGTTCCCGATCGACGAGCTCGACCCGGGCCAGGCCATCCTGGGACCTTGCCTCAAGCGGGTCGTGGACTGCCGCGCGCGGCGGGATCTGGCGGTCGCCGAGGGCTACACACCCATCCTCTGGCCGCGTCGGTTCGGCGCCTACCCGGGGGCCTCGGCATGAACCACGCGGACCTGATCGGCGTGAAGTACACCGCCGGCGGCATGAGCCCCGAGGAGGGCTTCGACTGCCGCACCCTGGTCGCCTGGTGGCTGCGGGAGCGCCTCGGAGTGGACCTCCCACCGCATCCGTTCTGGGACCAGCTGGACCTGGAGACGGCCGACGGCTCGTTCGACGGGTTCACCGACCTGCGCGAGGTGCTCGAGGAAGTCCCCTGCGGCGACCTGGAGCGGCCGCAGCTGGGGTGGATCCTGGAGCTGCCCCGGATCGGCCGCGGGAAGCTGCGCCACCTGGCCGTGGCTGTCGAGGAGCGCCCGGGGCGCTACCTGTCCACGCGCCTGGGGTCCGGGGTCTTTGTGGCCGCGGCCCACAAGTTCGTCGCCCCGCTGCGGGTCTGGAGGGTTAAGCCGTGACCGAGCTGTGCCAGATCCACGTCCACCGGCTGACGGACTGGACCGATCCCGTGGGCTCGCGCGAGAGCCAGGACGTCGAGTTCTATGAGCGGTGCACGGCGCGCGGGGTCCTGGAAGACCTCGAGGTCGATCCCGAGGCCGCGACGGTCTGGGTGAACTCGGCCCTGTTGCCGGCCGGCGAGGACCGGAGGTTGGCGCCTGGGGATCACCTGACGTTCGCGGAACTGCCGGCCGAACCGTTTAGTGGCACACTTGTAGCGCAGGCCCTTACCGTCTCGAACGTCGCGGGCGCCATCTTCGCAGGCGCCGCGATCTTCGGCGTGAGCCGTGTGATCTCTGGCATCTACGGCGCCACGGAAGATCCGGTCGCCCAAGAGGACTTCTCCAGCCAGACCTACAGCTGGGGCGGCATCCGCACGGCGTACCAAGCCGCGGGCCTCAAACTCCCCCTGTGCATCGGAGACGTGCGCACCGGCGGCGTGGTGATCCAGCGGTCCGTCGAGGTCATCGAGACCGAGGGGAAGCCCAAGTCGATCCTATACCTCCTGATCGCGCTCTCCGGCGGCCCGGTCCGTTCGGTGGCGGGCTTCACCGAGGACCGAGACGACCTCCAAGCCGAAGACCTCACCGGGGTCTACATCAACGGCAACCCCGCATCCAACTACGAGGGGGTCACGGGGTTCGTGCGCCTCGGCACGATCGAGCAAGAGCCGGTCCCCGGGTTCGACCGGATCGAGGTGCTCGAGCAGGTGGATCTGCCCATCACGAACGAGGACCCCGCGGTCACGGACTGGAGCGAGGCCGCCACGTACGACCTCCTCTCGGAGGCCCAAGCCGCGCGCCTGACGCTGGAGTTCACCCAGGGGCTGTTCGAGGTGTCCCAAAGCACTGGCATCCAGAAGTCGAACAGCGTGCTCTTCGACATCCGGTACCGGACCCTGGACGCGCTGGGCAACACCACCTCGGACTGGCTGGAGGACCCGCGCAACCCGCTGATCGTCACCGCGGCCACCCAGCAGGCGTTCCAGCACCAGATCCCGGTCACCTTCGCCACGCCCGGCGTCTACACGCCTCCGACCACGGGGCAGTCGGTCGTCCTGGGCGGCACGGACACCCACCTGCGAGTCGCAACGCAGTCCATCAGCCTGACCGCGCCGTTCCAGCAGTGGGGCCCCAACACGGCGCCCGAGCAACTGACCTGCGCGGGGTGGCTGTTCATCCAGTCCGATCAAACCACCGCCGGCAACCTCTTCGTCGGCTGGAGCCTGGGCGACCCGGACAACACGCTGGCCTCTCTGGCGGGCTTCCATGTCCGCTCGGTCGAGTCCGGCGCCGATGCGCGGATCCTCGCCGAGTTCGGCAACACGGGCTCCCGGCAGATCTTGGGGGGTAACCTCCAAGAAGCCGGCATCGTTCCGAGCTCCAAGTGGGCGCACTTCGCGTTCACCTACCAGCGCGACGCCCAAGCCGGCGGTATCAACCGAGCCCGGCTGTACGTCAACGGCGCCCTCGTCGATGAGTTGCTCACGGTCACCGAGGTTCAGTTCCCCTCGGGCCTCACGCCGCGATTCCGGGTCGGCACGGTGGATGGCAAGCTCACCGAGGCCAACGAGCAGAGCCGGTGGGACGACCTGGCGCTCTGGGAGCGGGAGTTGACTCCTGCTGAGATCTCCCAGTTGTGGAGCGGCGGGCTCGCTCAGGCGGTGTCCAGTGGTTCGCCCGGGCTCGCCGCGCTCTGGCGCTTCAACGGCGACCTCACGGACGAGACTGGCAACGGGAATACGCTCGAGAACGCGGGCCCCGGAGCCGCGCCCAGCTACTCGTCGGGCGTCACGGCGCTCGGGCAGGACCCGACGCCCCAAGACGCCTCCCGCTACCGCATCGAGATCCAGCGCCGCTCGACCCCATCGGATGACCCGCTGATCCGCGACGAGGTCCGCTGGGAGAACGTCGTGGGCATCACCTACGACGAGTTGGCCTACCCCGAAACCGCGCTGCTGGGCCTGCACATCGACGCCAGCGAGCAGCTCTCCGGGGGTCAGCCCACGGTCCTGACGGACGTCGAGGGCCGCCCTGGGCTGCGCTACGACACGGGCTCTGGCAGCTGGATCGAGGACTTCTCCGCCCGCCGAAACCCCGCCTGGGCGCTCGCGCGCTACCTGACGGATCGGCGCTTCGCCCTGGGCCGCTTCTTCGACTCGTCCGACCTCAACGGCCCCTCTTTCGCCGAGTGGGCGGACTACTGCGACGAGCTTCTCCGAGACCAGCGGGGGCGCGCGGACGTGGCCAGCGTGGCGGCGATCACGTACGAGTCCGCCGAGACCTTGGAGATCCGGTTCAACGCCCAACCGCCAAGCCACTGGGTCACGGGGACCCGGCTTCGGATCGTTGAGTTGTCCGGCGTCACCGGCGCGACGGTCTCCCAGGTTGTGCTGCTCTCGAACCTGACCTCCAACCTCGCCGCGGCCGCGCTGATCATCCCGGTCTACCAGGACAGTTCGACCGCCGAGTGGGTGGCGCTGTTCTCCTGGACGGACACCCTGGGCGCCAACTGGTCCGCGGTGAACTCCGACGGCCCCTACGACGCCGAGGCGGACGGGGCCACCGTGAAGCTCGAGGGCGTCGAGGAGCGGCACCAGATCGACATGGTCCTGGACGGCCGCGGCGTGAAAGGCTGGGACGGCGCACTCCAGATCGGAAAGGTCGGGCGCGGGACGCCGGTTCGGATCGGCTCTAAGGTCCGCGCCAAGGTCTCCCGGCCCCGGAGCCCGAGCCAGCTGTTCAACGCGGACTCGATCGTCCAGGGCTCGTTCAAGCTGCGCCGGGTCCCCACGGCCCAGACCTTCAACCGGGCGGTCGGCGAGATCCTCGACCGGACCAAGAACTGGGAGCGCAACCCGATCCCGGTCGACCATCCCGAGCTGGACAACGACCCCACCGGGGACGTGCGGGTCCGGGCCACCACGATCGAGCTGCGGGGGGTCACCCGGCCCTCGGCGGCCCGTCGGGAGCTGACGTTCCTGCTCAACGCCTGGAAGCTCCTGCGGCTGTTCTGCGAGTTCGAGGCCTTCCACGACGCGGTCACCGTCGAGTCCGGCGACGTGGTCCTGGTCGAGCACCCGATGCCGCAGTTCGGCTTCGGCGGCATCGTCCAGGCGGACGCGAGCGGCACCGGCGGGACCACCATCGACAAGCCGATCACGCTGGCCTCGGGCGAGACCTACGAGATCGTCGTCAAGGACCAGCAGAGCAACCAGCTGGCCTTCGCCGCGGTCACGGCGCCGGCCGGGGACTACACCGCCGGCACCGCGATCGGGCACGGGGCTCTGACGGTCCAGGGCTCCACGGACACCTACCAGCCGCGCGCGGGCGACCTGTGGGCCATTGGGCGCCTGGAGAAGGCGGTCCGCCAGTTCGAGGTGCTGGAGATCAGCGTGGACCCCCAGACCTTCAACCGTCGGATCCAGTGCTTGGAGTACGACGCGGGGGTCTACGCCGAGGGCACGTTCCCGGACGCGCCCGAGGACCCGGGCACCGAGCTGTCCGCGCCCCCGCTCGACGGCGCCCAGGCCCCGGAGATCCAGGCTCTGACGGTCACGGACTCGACCTCGGTCGGCCCCGGCGGCACGGTCGTCCCCAGCGTGTCGGTCTCCTGGAAGTACCCAAGCGGGTCGATCCTGGACTCCGGCCGGGTCGAGATCTGGGCGCGGGGAATCGAAGACCGGCAGAACGCGACTCCCGTGCTGCTCCAGGTGGCCCCCACCGAGGCCAGCTCGACCATCGTCGCGAGCCCGTACCTGGAGCCCGGGGAGGCCTACGAGTTCATCGTGCGCCCGGTCAGTTCCACCGGCGAGCGCTCTCCCCTGCGCCTGGCGCGGCGCGCGCGGATCACCTTCGGCGGACAGGTCCCCTCCCCTCCGGCCCCCGGCTCCCTGGCGGTCCGCCCCCAGGCGGACGAGGTGGTCTACGCGGTCGGCGGGGACCGCTCGAGCTCGAACGTCGAGATCCGGCGCGGCCGCGGGTGGTTGATGGCGGACATCGTCGCGGTGGTCTCGGGCGGAACCGAGGAGAGCCAGCCCACCCGGAACTTCGTCCTGGCCCCCACGTCGGCGGGTGGCAAGGCCGAGCCCACGCTGCGCGCGCGCTACCTATACGGCCGCGGCGCGGTCTCCCAGGAGGTCTCGGTCGCCCCGGCGGTCGGCGCTGACCTGGGCTTCGACACGGCCCTGGTGTCCGTCAGCGTCGAGGACCAGGGCTCCGACTTCCTCACCGGCGCCGCCGCGGTCTCCGGCCTCGAGGTCGGCTCCGACGACGGGGAGCCCATCCTGCGCTTCCCTGACGCCACCAGCGGGGCCGCGACCGGCACCTACACCTCCCAGGTGTTCGACGCCGGTGAAGTCCGCACGATGCACGTCTCGGCCTCCCTGGACGCCCTTCAGCTTCACCCGCTGGCCTTTGGGCGCTGGCCGGTGCTGCTGGGCTCGCGGCGCGGAGCGAACTGGGACGCCTATGAGGGCCCCTTGGACCCGGCGGACCCCTACTACGGCGTCATCACCCGGCAGACCGAGATCCGGTTCTCGGATACCGCCGACCCGACGGGGGCCACCTGGCGGCCTTACCGGCCGGGCCAGTACCGCCTGCGGAGCTTCCAGCTGCGATACACCTTCACCCGCCCCGCGGGCTTCAACGGTCTGGACTTCAACTTCAAGGCCGACCGCCTGGCGGTCCAGGCCAACCCGGTCACCCCGGGGGAGCTGCCTGACGTGATCGACGGGGGCACCTTCTGATGGGCGTCGAACGCATCGTCATCCGCCGCGGCGTCGAAGCGGACCGCGGGAGCTTCACCCCCGAAGAGGGGGAGCTGCTCGTCACCACGGACCGCAGCGAGTTGTTCGTGGGCGACGGCTCGACGGCCGGCGGCGTCAAGCTGGGGCCGATCCCGTCGGCGCCGGCCCCGCGCGCGCCCTGGTACTACTACGCCAGCTGCCAGTCCACGGTGGCGACCACCGCGGCGGTCAGCCCGAACGCGGCGATCTACCAGCCTTGGTACGTCTCCAAGAAGATCAGCCTCGACCGGATCGGCGTCTACTGCACCAGTGCCGGGACGGCCTCGCACAAGGTGCGCGTGGGGCTCTACGACACCAAC